GTATATAACATAACATGGTAATAAACAAAATGTCAAGAGGTAGTGGAAAAATATTTTTTGGGTAAAGGGGGGGGGGGGGAACTTTGTTTTAAGGGTAAACTGTGATGATTAATGAGGTGAGGGATAAAAAAAAATAAAGTTATCCCCCCTACTACATAGTACAAACTGGTCAAAGCCATACTATGACTAAGTTTTATTGATTTTAAAATGGTGTTTTTTAAAGTCTAAAACGTTAAAACCCTTGATATGATTAAGTTTTATTGATTTTAGACTGGTAGTACAGGGTAAAATCTTCTCGTCTATTGTAGAATAAAATCTCGTCCGTTGAAGTGACTTTTATTATCAAAGTTAAGACGTTTCCAAATATCTTCTCTCAAAAATATTTTAAAACGAATTGCTGTTATTTTACGAGCATCACAAGCTTGAACAAACTGAAATAAACCAGTGAGAGCTTGTTGACTAATATCGTCTCTCTCCGGGAAATCTTCATCTAAATCATCATAAAGAAACCAGAGAGTCTGTTGCTCTTTTAATTGTTTCTGATTAACTAGAACTAAAGCATCTATAATCAGGAGAGTCAAATTTCGGTCTGTTGCTAATTGAACTAAAGCTTGAGTATGTTCCGATTGCCAATTTTTCGAGGGTAATTCTTGAAAAATTCGTTTAATCGCCTGAAATTTTGCCCCCTGTTTACCCTTAATAAAGATACTATATTTAAATTTTCTGAACACATTTATCAGCAAATAAGCTCGCCAAACTGCTTCCCAAGTACCTTGTTTTTGTAGCAATTCTTGATTTATATACTGTAATTCATTCCGGGATGGATGACTATTATTATAGCTACCATGACCAGATAATAAAGTCACATTATCTAGACGACTATAGGATAATTTTCGTACCTCAGACTCCTGCTGGAGTAGTAACAAATAAAGTGCTGTCTTTCCCGTTCCTTTACGACCTCTGATAAGACAAGTTGTTTGGTCAAGAAATTTATCAAAGTTAGCAGTTTTCTGAAATAAAAGACTAATATCTGACATAGTTGATTTTCTTTAACTTTAGAGGACAAAGCTAGTATAGCACTAAGAAAAAAAATGTCAACCCAAAACTAGGATTAAAATTTAAACAAAAAAAAAATCTTCCAATTTATTGTAGGAAGACTAGAGCAATAGCTGTACACAAACAAGTAACCACAACCGTTAAATTTAAATTTATCGCTTTATTTATATCTTTATAATAACAGATGTGATTGAAAGTTGCAAGTGGTCTAGGATTATTAATTCTTATAGTACACATAAGAAAAACTTATAGTGTAGGTCATAAAAAAAGCCCTCTAATTTAAAGAAGGCTAAAAATTAAAAATTCAAACTAACTAGCTAAAAAAAGCTTTGATAGCATCAATAACTTCAGGGTCATCTTCAGGGTAGCAAGCAACACTTCGTTGTTGTCCGTTAACTAATCGTTCTTCCTGTTGAGCAATATGTCCACAAGATTTTTTGACAAACTTGCCTAATAAAGAACGATTTTTAAGGTCGACAGCCAAACCCAAAGATTCTGCAATTTCGGCGACCCCTTTTAATTTAACCCCAGTTAAGCTATTACTGGCTGGCATTAAATCAGAAATAGCGTGGTCTATCAAAAACTGTGCCAATCGGGGGTTGTTTTCAGAAATCAGATTTTGGATTTCAGCGACCGCTTTAGCTACCTTCACAGCTTTTTCTTCACTAGGAAGTTGAGGCTGGGTAGTTTGCGGTGGAGATTGAACAGAATAGCTACCAGTTTTGCGAATATCGGTAAGGACTACCTGTACTACCCAATCTTGAAATGGTTCTGCTTGAGGTTTGCGGCTGGTTAACACTAAACGATAAAGTCCAGACTCTGAAATGATTGCCATTTCTTGGTTTCCACCGAGGGTCAGCACACTGTGCAGACCCTTTTCATAGTCTTTTAAACGAGATAGAACTTTAGAAATGCTAGGTTGTTCTAGTACATCACAAATATCCTTGGCGACAAACCACGGTTCACCGCCGATAAGGACTACTCGGATTTCTTGGGTATCAAATTGAAACGCTACAAGACTATTAGGCAGAGTTTAAAACCTCTAGAGAATAAAGTTATTATAACACAAAGAAAAAAATGTCAACCCAAAACTAAGATTAAACTTTAAACTAAAAAAAGTCTTCCAATTTATTCTAGGAAGACTAGCTTGAATCAACTATCCTATGTTCAATCTTTTTGTTTTAGCAAGAAATTGTTGCTGATAACTTTAAAACTGGTGTAGCAATTTTCAAAGTTTCTGAGAACCAGACCCTCACGAGTAGTATTAGGATTAACAAGGGAGTGACCAGAGGAAAAAGCGATTAAAGTATCAAGGGAAGAAGGTAGAAAAAAGTTACGAAATAGTAGAGGAACTGTATCAAGTCCAGCATTGGACAAGAGGGAAAGGTTAGAAGGGGAAAAAATGTCTAATCTTTTTTGATTGTCAAGGTTAATCAAATTGAAAACATAAAGCCGATAGTTTGGAAGTTTGTAAGGATTGCCTTGGATTTTACCCCCAACAATTTCGCCTTGAATAGCGGATGGGAAGGGTAAAGATTTTAGGAAGTCACCAATTTTATACTGGTGAAAAATTTGCCAATAAATGTTGCTAGAGGATTGCTTTAATTCCAGGTTTCGAGAGCAGACACCAAAAGTATCGTTGTAATAGAAAGCAGTAAAGCTAGTGCCGTCTAGTTTTTCGGTAACATTGAAGGATTTTTGACAAAGTAATGGGTATAGTTCACTCAAATTTTGAATGCGTTCTTCGTTAGTTTTAGGGACAAAAGAGGGAAAAGAGCCTAATGTGTCACCACCTAGAGAAGCAGAGACATCGTGTTCCCATTTTTTGACACCTAAGAAAATAGTAAGGTCTGTACCAATTGTAAAGGTATTAGAAGTCAAGAAAAAGTGAGATAAAGGCAAAGCTAGACCCTGACTTAATTGTTTTCTCAGCTTAACGGTTCTGATACGAAAACCTGTTTCACCAGTTTTTAAGGTTGCGAAACAAGACTTTCGCAAAAACTCAAATTCTGGAAGTTCAGGTAGAAAAGAATCAATTTCAAAAAAAACACAAAGGCTACCAATTTCAAATTCACCCTTTTTGACTACGACTTTCCAACCACGGACAGTAGCCGCTTCAATATTGTCAGCACCGGGAATAGGTTGAAGGTCTTTTATGACTTCTAAGGTTGCAAGTTTACGTTCCATAAGTTTTTTAAGGGGGTAAGGGGTTTAAGAATCCAAAGTGCAAGAAATCAAGCCAGAGAGATGTGGACAGGGTTCAAAATCTGGCAAAGACCAAGGTGAAATAGATTTTGAGTTAGCCCATTCTCTGAGATATTTTTGAGTACGAGCGGATTTTAGGGAAACAATAGCACTAGGGGCATAGGATTTGTTGATGAACCAAGGAAAAGCTTCAGATAGCAAATCCGAAATGTTATGTCCATCATAAAAATAGGAACCCCAAGAGTCAGTTTCAAGATAAGAAGACCATTTGTTAAGATTAGGAGTCTTATAGAAAAAGGAAGTTTGGGAAACCTGATTCAAATGGGCTTGCCAAGCGTCAATCAAACAGGAGAGAGAATTACCCTGATTGAGATTGTGTGCAAAATGAGAAAATAAACCTTCGAGAGGGCAAGGAAGATTAAATTTTGACAGAGAAAAAGAAATAACAGAGTTGAAACATTGGAGATAAAAAAGAGAAAGTGAAGACCAAAGAAATAAAGAATGGTCAAGATAGGCAGAACGAGAGAGAGAAAGTTCAGAGTTGAAAAGTTTCCAAAATGGGGAATAAGAGAGCAAATCAAAAGACTGAGTAACCTGATAACAAGAGTCGTATTGATTCAGAAAAAAGATAGAGTATTTAAGAGAATAGTCAAGTTGGGAGACTAATTTCTGGGATAAAGCCATTGTTTCAGATTTAGGAGAAGAATTGGGAGCCTTATCAGAAAAAGGAAGGTTTTTGAGACTGGTCAAATTACTACCCAAAGCGAGGAGAATAGCTTTATTAAGACCTTGAGCAGAAGTAGCGTTAGATTTGGGAGGATTGAAGAGAGGAAGAAGGGATTTTAAAAGATTGTAGATTTGGAGATGATGAGAGCAAGTATAGCCAACGGGAAGGACATTGGTTAAGACAAAAAGTTCAAATTCTTTATGAACTTTAATGAAAGAGGATTTGTCGGTAATTTCCGATTGAATAGCAGAAAGGGTCAAGTTATCAAAATCTCGCAACATAAAAGATTTAGTTGTGACTTTTTTACCAAAGCCTCTGGGACGCATAAAAACCTCCGTACCTATCGAGATTGGACTTGTCTTTTAGCCTTTTGAACTAATTCAAAGAGGGCTGGTTGTTTATAAAAAAGATGAGAAGTTAAGTCAACAAAAAAGGTGTCATGAGCAGAAGCTAAGGAATAAGATTCCATAATGATAGGTAAATCTTTACGAAGTTCAAACCCTTTAGAAGAAGTAAAAAAATTTAAACTAATTTCTACCATTTTAGCAGGAGGGTAATAAAGATTTTCAGCCTCAAGACATTTCAAAATAGCTTGAGAGATACAAGTGCCGTTAACCTCTAAAAACACGGAATAAGGATGCCATTTAGGAGAGTTATTAGAGTGATAATCAGCCTCTAGAAAAGTGCGTAAGGGTTCAAATTCTGGGGAATAAAAAGCTTGATGAGCTTTTAAAAAGTGAATAAGAAAATTAACGTCAAAAACAGGAGGTGGTAAAGATGGTTTCTTTTCGACGTTATAAGTGAAAAGAATGAGACAAAACCGCCAAAAGTAAACTAAAGCTTGAGTAGAATTAGTCATAGTTTGGATTCGGAAATTGCGTTCTAAGTCTTCGACAGTCTTATAAAGAGAACAAGGCTTAGTCTTTTTCAAAGTAGGAGCTATAGAGCGCAGAAGATGTTTATAAGTCTCTTCATCAATATCTGGAAATTTTTCAGGTTGAAAAAGAGGAATTTCCTCAGTATAGCCCACAACAGACAAAAATTCTTGAACACAAAGGTAAATCAACCAATAAATGAGAGACTCATAAGAAACATTGTACTTATCAGCAATAAATTGCCAATGTCGATGAAGGTTAAAAGGACAAGTTTCGTCAACCTGATAAGGTAAAGATTTGTCTTTACAAAGTTCAGCCTTAGTTTTAATTTCTAAGATTTTGATTCTGTCTTGAATACCAGAGTCAGCGTTATAGAAATCACGAAGATTGAAAGAATTGCTACTAGCAATAATTACGGTCTGGGATTGGGTGTTAACAGCACTTTCACCCTTATTTTCAGTTTTGAGAACATTGTTAGAAACAATCTGTTTAATTTTGCCAGAAGAAATAATACGACGTTGGGTTTCTTTGGTTAAGTCATCGATAAACGTAAAATGACTGCTGGCAATTTCAGCCCAACCAAAACGACCGCTAGACTCAGAAATGGTAGTAGTTTCAAAGCCTAAAGATTGAATAGCTTCGGATATAGCGTCTAAAAAGGTTGATTTGCCTAAACGAGGTTCGCCAGTAATTATACCCATATAACGGGCTTTATGTTCAACGACAATACCCTCAACGGATTTTGTACCTCCACGCCCCACAAAAATTCGCCCAATAATGTACTGAAGCATTTTAGATTCAGCCGAGGGAAAAAGGTATAAAAGGTCGTCAATAGAAATGGAATCAAAACGCAAGTCAAACCAAGACTTTTGGGGGACAACATATAAACCACCATCGCCTCCTGTAAGACTGATTAAGTTATCAGACTTTTGACGAGAATTAAACTTTTCAGCATCAAGAAAAAGGGACGCAAGATTAAAAATGGCTTTTCGTTTATCTCCACCTAACTCTACCATAGGTTTCCAAAAATCACCAACTGATTTACCACATTGAGAACGAATAGCACAATAAGCATTAGACAATAAAGGTAAATCATCACCAAGGCTAATTCTTTTACGCCATTTGAAATTTTTTGGTGGGTTAACATCGGTAATTGTTTTACCATCTTTAGAATTTAGGGTGAAAGTCGTATCGACATAAACCCTGTGTCCAACACAGTCAGGGTTAGAATGGGGAATGAAAGTATAACCTAAAGAACTTAATACCCGAATACCTTCTGCATATTTATCATAGTCACTAAGATAGTTATCCCCTAAATCTTCTGTATCTTCGACATCTTCGACATCTTTTAAGCGATTTTGGCTATTATATTCTGGGTGGTTAAATTTGTCCACGTTGTTAGAGGATGCTTTTTTTCTAGGCATGGAAACAAACTCCTTAAATAGCTATGTTACACATAATAGCCCATAGCAGTAATTTTGTCAAGTTATTTATATTTTTGATAAGCATTTGCTAAACGAACGTCATAAGGGGGTTTATGTAAATGGTAACTAGACCCATTATAGGAATAAGCAAACCCTTTCCAATCTTTATTTCTTAAAGTTTTAACTAATGAGTTTTTGATTAGAAATTGACCAAAAGCTTTTAATTGCTCTTTAGGGCTGAACATAGCCTCATAAAAATCTTGTACGTTTTTAAATCCAACAAGGGCGTGATTAAAGCCCATAATCTGAAAAGCCCCATAAGAAGCAGATTTCAAAGCGGCTGTTTCATTTAAATCTTTAGCAATAGCTAATCTGGAATATTCTTTTTCGGAAGAAGATAAATTTAGACTTGGATTGTATTTTTTGCTGGAAATATTAGGATAATCTTTATCGTATAAATGATTAGTTAGGCTACTAAATATATGAGATTCAAAGCGAATAATAGGTTTCCCATCTTTTTGTACCCAAGAACCAGAAGATTCTACGTTTATAACTGCTTTAATGGTTGCTAATTCAATGACTAAAGATTGGGATAATGCTAAAATGTCAGCTTCTGTGATTGGGCTAACATCCAATTCAGTTTCAGTATCTTTTTCAGGATTGTAACTTGTTAATTTGCTTATAAAAGTTTTACCAATTAATTTTTTATCAAAATTATTAAGGTTTAATAATTTAGCGACAGACTCAATAGCATTCTCAGTTCCTTGACCCCAAACTCCGTCAATTTTTAAATGATAAAATCCTTTTTCTTTGAGTAAAGTTTGCAATTCGGCAAGGATTTCAGAATTTGATTGTAGTTGATTAAAAGTAAGCGGCTTGCTAATGGTAGATAGCATTTAAAAACCCAAGATATTATGACCTAATCTTGGGTTTGAGCGTTATAAGCAGGAAACTATACCTACTCGTCAATAAATTCGTCGTAGGTGTCAAATATATCCTTTAGAAGCAAGTTGAGATGGTTAACTGCGTCTAATAGAATGGAGCGAGAAGCCAAACGATACTTGTTACAGTCTATAGCTTTTTGAATGCGACGCCTAGTATCGAAGATTTTTTTGGTCAATAAAGTACACTCATTTTCGAGTTCTCCATTGTATTGAGAAAAATCAAAGTTATTAGGCATAGAAAAAACAAGGTGGGTAAGGGTTAAAAAAGGGGACAAGGAGGGGCAGAGACTAAATCTACCCCTAGAATCGGACTACCAGTCTAGGTTAAAACCATCATCATTAGGATAGTTTTCCATAGGAATTAAAAGAGCGGCATTTACCTTTATGTTGCCATTAGCCATTTTTTTCTTTTCGGCAATTCGTAGAGTACAGGGTTTGTCAGGAGAAATGATAGGGTTTCCACGCAATGTAGTAGCTAAAGCTTTGTTGCTCATGACACGAAGGCCAGAGTCTAACGAAAGTATGTAAAAACCTCCATTTTCCGACTCTTTAAATTCATAACCGATTACGGTATGAACAGAATTTTCGTCCATATCACGGAGAGGAATACCACTACCACCACCAGTAGGGGGTTCACATAGAAAAGCACCTAAGTTGTTTTCGGAGTTTTTGAGATACCGTGAAAACGCTCGTTTAAAAGATGCTTCTTGAGATTTCCGCTTCTCTAGGTCAGATTCAGAGTAACGAACATTGAATTTTACAGTAAGACCTTCAGGAAACTGTTCTGTTTCTGGCAAGGTAATCTCTATGTCACCGTTGTCTAAAGCAATATCGCAACCTTCTATGGCTTTAAAAGCTAATAAAGGAACAAAAAGTTTAGCTCCCATACGGACAGCTACATTCCGCCCTTTCAGCAATAAATCTTCATAAGCTTTGATGGCTTCAGGAGTTTTTGCTTTGGTCTTGTCTTCGTCTGAAACAGGGGTGCTATCACATTCAAATAAGCTAGGATTTGCTTTAGCGTAGGCAGATTCACGAAGCTTATCGTTGGATACATGGTAAACAGTAGGGCTGAATAAGCGTTTTAAGTTCCCGTTATCCGCTTGTACGGTTAATACTGATTCGTTATCGGCGAAGGTCTCTCCAACGGACTCGAAAATGTATTTAAATTGGGACTTAAGAAGAGTTCCGATTGACGAGTTTGGAAGGTTGACGTAGGATTTATCCCAATTTTTCGAGGAAAGAACGGATTCAAGTTTATCATAAGAGACGACAGAGTTGTAGGACATAATTAGTAGGTTTTGAGAGAGTTTGGTTGATTTTGAGGTCTGATTTTTGATTTTTGCTAGAATCAGCAAAACTAGCATCTTAGACTTGAGCGGGGTTAGTGGCTGTGTTTAAGCTAGAACCGAGTCGCTTTTGTCTATATTTCTATATTAGCTGGTTTTTTCGTAGTTGTCAACCCCTTTTTTCAAATATTTTTCAAAAAGTCTGGAACAAAGTCGTAGTACCCCCAGAATGGTACACGGTGTCCAGCATTCAAAAACCATTGATGAGCTTTTTTGATATGCTTTACACTTGAGTTAGGAGTTCCAGCATTTGCTACTTGGACGATTTGGGGTTTAAATTGGGCGATATTGAGCAAATCGTATTGAGGTGGTGGATTTAACAGATTAATCACCTCTAGAGGGCTACCTTTTATCAAATTGTCAGATTTATCGCCTTTTTCAGCCTTAATATTCCAGACTTGGGTAGGGTTAGCAATTTGGGTTTTTTCTCTTTTGAGTGTGTGAGCGATTACTCCTTCCACATTTCTAAAACGAGGTGTCCATTTATCCATGCTGACCCATTGAACAGTGGTATCCACCCATGGTTCCTTAATTGCCTCGTCTAAGGAAAAATTCGCATTGAGACAACCATCCTTGACTAATCCCATCCAATCCGAGTCAATAGTGTGAAGAAAGATTAAACGTTTAGGACTTGTGCGGACAAGTGCCGAAGCTATATCATCTGCTTCAAATCTTTCAAATTTAAGGTAATGCAAGGGGGAGTTAGGTGCGTGAATGTAGTCAATACCAGCTTGATTGACATCATACCATTCATCTGTTTTAGTGGGTCTTCCTCCTTTATATTCGGGAAATCCTCGTTCTCTTAAATAATCGTTTCTCCAATAGGGTGAACTGTCGTCGACTACCACCACAGTATGCGGAAAATAAGGTAATCCAGTATAGCCCCTGTTTAACTTTAAAGCCCATGCCGCTTTTAACCATGATTTCACAGTCTCAGGGGGGCAGTTTGCTTTGATAAATTGATATTCAGAATATATTTGATACACAGCAACTCGAAAATCTACCACCATTAAAGGGGCATTTGAAACATCAGACATAATTTAAGACCGGTATAGTTATTAAATATATGTCTGAGGTCAAAAAAAAATCACCAAAGCAAGGTGGTTTAAAGCTAAATCAGGGTCTACTGTGATTAACACCCTACACTAAAAGCGGTAATCACTGTATAAGCTTTCAAATTGTCCTGAGTTTTGCTTAATTGCTTTTCTCAGGCAATCTCTATGCAGAAAGACAATCAATCCTAGATTAGATTGCTTAATCTCTGTTAATTTATTCGGCAAATTATCGATTAATGCTTTTAAAGCTGTTTGTTGAAAGTTATCATGGGCTAAATCAGAAAAAATATTTTCTAGCCCATCAATTAAAATTATAATCTTCGAGTTTTTTTGTTTAAGGTATTCATCCAGTTTATTTAGTTGATAATTTTCCTGATTATATCCTAAAACTCTCGAAAATTCTTTAACCCAAAATTTTGCCCAATCAACCTCGTTCCAATCTTGATTAGATAGCGACTGCGTTATTCTGTCTTTTAAATACGATATGGAAAAATTGACAATTTTAATTGAGTGTAGGTGAGATGGCTGAATAAAAGTAAAGATGTTTTCCGCTACACCCTCACCAATTGAGATTACCACAGGTAGTTTATCTTGAAAATTAATAGCCATGTTTTTTAATGACTCCGTGGGTAGATTAGAGAATTTTGTTGATTGACTATTTGACATATTTTAGCAGATGTGGTTGAAAGATACAACTGGTTTAGGATTATTAATTCTAATACGACATATAAGAAAAACTTATCGTGTAGGTCAAAAAAAAAAGCCCTCTAATTTGGTAGAGGGTCAAGTAGAGGGCTTAAGTAATAAGGAGTTAGGATTTCATTATAACCTATTAGTTTAAATTTGTCAACAACTTTTTTCTGATGACTAATACTACTGAGAACACATACACACCTGATTGGGTTTCCACACCGGGAGAAACTCTTGCGGACATCCTAGAAGAAAGAAATATGTCTCAATCGGAACTCGCCCAACGCATGGGGTTGCCGAAAAAGACTATTAATCAACTAATAAAAGGCAAAGCGGAAATTACTATCCGTATTGCCTACAAAATGGAATTATCTTTAGGCGTACCTTCTGCTCGTTTCTGGATAGAGCGAGAAAGAGATTACCGAGAATCTCTAGCAAATCAAAACCGTTGCTAGATGGGTTTACATTGGGAAAAATCCATTTCACATACTCACCCTTCCTGACACTTATTGAGAATCATTCTTGTTAACTATAAACAAAAACTCAAATTGGTCTACGATTTTAGTAGGGTTTTTCACAGTCGGTTATGGTATATACAGGTGTTAGTCTAACCCAGTCAGGGAGGGGGGGTTTGCCCACGGTCAGAAGCTAGTCTTTTGAGTTCACCTGTCTAAAAAATATTTTGTCCTGAAGGTTAATCCAAAAATAATAATTAGCATATAAAATATCAGGATGAATAAAAGGAATTTTGTAATAATCAAATAATTCAAATTGGTCATCTTTCAAACCAATAACTAAGCCGTTATAGACATCCCATTCGTAGACAGAATCAGGAGTGGCGTTAGGATTTTCAGAAGGGCGTATAGAGAGCAAATCAGTATCTTTAATCAAAATCCACTTATCAGGATTAAGAATATCTTTAGCAGAACCACCCCCAAAAGCATACCCAAAAAAGGAATAAGTTTGATTGTCGGAGTATTCATTCACATTAAGCCAAAAATCTTCAGAAAGATTATTAACTGCCAACATTAATGAGGCATTATAAGACGAGTAGATGGTTAAATCGATATTGTTATTCATATCTTTTGTAATAATCGGCTTGTTGATTACCAAACGCACTCTGGAGGACTTGAACCCCCGACATTAGGTTTTGGAGACCTGCGCTCTACCAACTGAACTAAGAGCACCCATTCGCTAAACTATTGAGCGAATTAGTTATCCGTTTTAGGCAAAGGTTTTAATTGGTCGTCTAAATTAGGAAAGTTGTCTGTTAGAGTCGAGCCATTAAGTCCATTCATTATAGCATTCATCACCATTTTGGGGGTAGCATTAGCAGGAAGTCCCCAAATTCTAGGATTTTTTATAGCAGAGTCAAAGAATTGGCTTGGTGTGTGATTTCTAATATAGTCAGCGTTAAGTCCTTGATTGATTATGGAATTAGTCAACTTATCAATTTCTTTAATAACGTTTTTTGTGTTCTTTATTTTTTCTTGAAGATTTTTAATAGCCTCACTTTGGGAAGAATTTAGGTCTGAAGGTAACAAATCATTTATTGAAGCCGCAGACTGGGTTAAAAAAGCTAATCTTTCCTCTAATTTAGTCAAATTATTGACATAAGAAGGTCTGATTCCATTTTTGTAGTAATTATACTTAGCGGAATTAGAGATAATAGCTTTTTCTCTTGTTGTGGGTATTTCTCCAAGTAGAGACATTACTGCTTTTTCAACTTGTTCATAAAGTTCAATACGACGATACAAGTATAAATTATCACGAACCTCATCATGTCTTTCAGACTCTACTTGACCTTTACCAGCTTTTAACTTTCCTGTTTTTAGTCCTTCTTCTAATTCTGTCTGAAGTTTTTTAGAGACGTTTAATTTAGAAGCTAATTCAGAAAGGTTTGATAGTTGAGATTTTTGTATCTCATTATCAGGGTTTATGGTGTAATTTTCGACAGGATGTAATAAACCATATAAACTGTTGACTCTAGACTTCTCATGATAAGCAATGGGTAAATCCAGATATAACTTAGGCGAGTGGTTCATTTCAGAAATAGCTTTGTCCCAAGAAACAGTTTCTCCAGATTCAGGATTTTTAAACCCAATGATAGTGTTGTCGGTTTTGTCTACAATTAACTCCCAATTATTGCGATAATAACTTAATGGTAAATCTTTAAAAAAAACAGAACCTTTTAATTTTGCGCCTTTTTCCGAGAAATAATCTCTAGAAAAATGAGATATATTGCCACTTTCATCATAGATTACGGTTAAGCCCAACAAATCTTCTTCGGAAATAGCTTTAAGTGAATCTTTACTATTACTACCATAAGCTTTTTCAATGGCAAAATAGGGATTACCATTAACATCAAAAGATGCAAATTGGTTTACATGATGGAGTTGATACCCCTGTTTAATTTTAGTAATAGGGACTTTATAAATATCATCTTTTTCCAAGTTAAAAAGAAAAAGTTGAATTTTTGCCTTATCAACATCATTACCAATCTCAAAAAGTAATTGTTCCCGTAATTGCATTAATTCTAAAATTGGTAATTTTCTTAAAAACGTATCATTAATTTGGAGTTTATTACTAAGAATAGTTCTATCACCTACGACTTCAGCATTTCTACCAAGTTTTGTAACATACTCAATTAGAAGTTTTGTTTCTGTTTCTATTTGTTTTATTATTTCTTTATCAGATTTAGGTACTTTTGCGGATTCGTTAGCTATTAAAGCATTTCGTATAAGTTCTTCTTTTTGAATGTTAATGGAGTCAATAGCTGATTTCAGGAACTGTGCTATTTGCTCTTTGTCAGCAACTTTTTCGACCTTATATGTACCAGCTTCTTTTGCGGCTTTAAAGTCTTTTCGCTTTGAATTTGCAGAATCATAGATAGATTTAATATCTTTAAATAGTTCATTAACTTTATATTCTGGAACAGTGCTTAATTTTGCCCAAGTCGTAGAACTTAAAAAAGAAGCAACTAACCTATTTTCAAAAAATTCTTTGTTTAATGCGTCAACGTCGTTTTGTTTAACTAAAGCCGCTCTAATATCTTTTAAAGAATTGTAAACTTGACCGTCAGCAAAAAGTTCAGGAGCCTTAAAATTCAGAAATCTTCGATATTCATCTAAGAGTTTTTTTCTATTTTCAGCAGTAAGCAGACTAATATTATAAGACAATAAAATTTGTTTTGTTGAAAATTCTCCAAAAGCATCTCTAAATTCTTTAAGGTTGTTTAGCATGACAGAAAAGTTTCGCTCACCCGATTTTAGCATAATACCGGCTTGTTTTATTTTACCTCTAGAATCTTTAGGTAAAGCTGTACCTTTGGAACTTAAGGGTTTACTTTTTTTAGTAACTATTTCTTCAATTTTTTCTAAAAGAGGCTTAATCTTTTTAGCAAAAGATATGCGAATCAATTTTGAGTTAGGTTGATTATTTCTTGCACTTTTGGAATCCTGATTTATAAGATTAGATTGAGACTCCTGATTTTGATTTTTAAGTTGAGATTTTTTATCATTAGCTATCTTTTCCTTTCTTTGTTGACGATTAAATTTACCATAAGCTTTACTTACGGCTCCCTCAAATGTAAATTTCCCACTAGCATCTCTTTTAACATCAGATTCTTTGAAGATTCTGTATATGCTAAACTTACCAAAAGCTTTTGTGCGATAAGCAATTGACCCTTTAATTTTGGCTTTGGTATTTATTTTTAAGCCTTTAGCCTTTCTATTTCGCCTCATAACCAACTCCTTCTAAAACTTCTTCTGGCGTAGCGTCAATTAATTTACCTATTTCTTTAGCTAATATCATAATTATTGGTTTTGCTTCGTCAGGTGAAATATCTTCATTAAAATTAACAGAAGAAAGAATATCTTCAGTTTTATCATTAGAAAGAGTAGCTAAAGCATTAGCTAGATTTACCACAGTTTCAACAGGGTCAGCAGTTTCTTCAGAATCAGTTTCAACAGGGTCTACAGTTTCTTCAGAATCAGTTGTGGGTGAGTTTTTACCTTCAGGGTTTTGAATAGCTTGCATTTCAAGCATTTGTTCTTTAATTCTGTCCCATTCTACCGAGGGGTCAAAGCCTAATAATTCTTGAGCAGTAGAAACAGAAACGATTTGGTTTAAGACTAAAGACGTAAGTTCTTCTAAACCAAGTTCAGGATGTCCGACTTTTGAGAAGTCTTGTAACGTTTCGTTATGAATAGTTTCTTGTTCAAGAATTGAAGCGTTAGGGGTTAAAGCTCGTTGTAGGTCTTCAACCACTAGGCGCATAGCAGTATTGGAAATAGGAGTGTCTAAAGCCTCTAAAAGGGAAATTCTATTTACTTTTGTGTCAACAGTATCTAAAACAAATTCATTAAGACCAGAAACTGAAATTTGAGAAATTTCCTCTTTACTAAAACCTTGAGTTAAAGCAACTAATTTATAACATTCTTCAAGAAAAAACAATAATTGTTCACCGTAAGCGGCAAGAGCTTGTTCTTGACTAATAAAGTCCATACTTTTAGCTACGCCAGATTCTTGCATTGGTCTATCATCACCAGCAGAAATACCATTAGAAAAAATTAAATCTTTAATTCTACTTTCTAGTTTTCCTAGATAGCCAGCAATGGTATTAATAGCAGTACCAGTAGTTTCATTAAAAGTAAATCCTTGTCCAATTAATACTCGATGGTTTCCTGTTTGACCTCTGGCTTCTTCCAAGTCAATCATTTTATCTGCGGATTCTGACATAGGAGTAAATAATCTTTGAATTTGACCAGCAACATTTGCGGTATATGTCAAATTATTATGAACCCTAATATGTTCCAAAACTAAAAATATAGCTTCTTTAGTGACCCAAAGATTTTCAGGAATTTGAATTTGTACAACGGGAATAGTGCCTCTTTCATGAGCAACTTGTTTAGATAGGGGAATCATATAAGAACTTGAATTAAACTCCGATTGGACATCTGGTTCAAGTTTTCCTGTATTACTATAAATCATTGGGCAACGATAGCTAGTAATAAAAGTATCATCGATAAATGTCCATTTCAGAAAATATTGCGTTTCACCTACAGGGCTATAATTGGTTTCTAATTCTCTAATTTTTATCCATTTTAGCTTTCCATCAAGTTCTTGATAGTGAATAACAGAACGAGGGTCATACAACGCAATATAAGGCATTAAACCTAATTCTTCTTCTTCTTTTTTATTAGTCGGTAAAATGTCTAAATAATCTTTTTCTATTACTGCGTATACTTTTCCATATTTTAAAAGTTTAAAAAAAACATCTTTAATAAAAGCTTTTTCTTTTTGATGATTACCGTTAACAGATTCTCTAAATTTAAACCAAAATTCTTTGTGTTTAGGGCTTTCTAAAAAACCATTAATAGTATGATTAGAGGCAGTCATCCTATTCAACAATTGAGCTAAACATTGCCCTAAAATAGGAACATAAGTGAAGAGTCTTTTACGGTATTTGTAAATTTCAGCATCTTCATCGGGTTTTTTAATTAAATATTTTTCTAAATTATCTTTTAATCTTTGCCCGCCGCCTAACAAGTCGTCAGTCATATTAAAAAGTTCCTGATTTTGTTCAACTTCAGGATGGACAGATTCTAAAATTTCAAATGCTACTTTTTTTGGATATTCCATTTAAAAACCCAACGCTACTAGAGTGTTGGGCGATTTTGGACTATTCCAGAAAAAACCAAGCAATTCCCCTATTTAGACGTGGTTTAAACGGTTAGAGACAGGGTATGAGTATTTAGACCTATTTCTAAAGACATATCCCAGTGCTAAGGGGTTTTCAACTTTTTAGAGTATTTTGCCAATGCTTCATAGGGCTTTAACCCACACTCCATATAAGCTATTAGGCTTGTTTGGATACTGCTTAACTCCCGAAGTTTTCCTAAGTCCGCCGAGTCTCTCGTACCATCTTCTAATCTAATCAACTGTTGCATTTTATGAATATACAAGCCGTACTCACAATTTTCTGTGAAACCGTTAGCTTTTAATTGAGCAGTCAATGGTCTAAAGTCTTTTTTAGTCTTGAACCGTTCCTCTAACCACTCTTGCCGTTGTTCAGCCTCAAACTTGACCCCAAAAGCATCGCAGAACAGTTGATGAAGTGATAAACCCACTAAGCCATCTCTCAAATCCTGCGCTCCTTTATGTCCAGCACGGTCTGCTTTTGCCAATAATCTTTCAAAATCTAGCAGGGATAGGACGTAAGCCTTGTTTGGGTTCAACTCGGTAGATGCTTTGACGGGCTGAAAATCCTTGCCCAGTAAGGCTTTGGACTGCCTTAGCTCGTTTTTCTGACGTGCTACTTTTTCCTCGATAATCAACCATGCTTGACTAAGTGCAATCCCATAACTACCGTCAGGAAACAGCAAACCATCAATCTCAAAAGTTCCGAATTGTACTTTTGCGACAATTGCTTTTTTTACTTCATCCGACATTTTGAATATCCTGTTTACTCTAAATACTCTACCATTCTAACTTGGACTTTACTATTTTTCAAGGTGGTAGGTAGAGGGGTTGGGCGATTTTGATTAAATTAAACCAGCAAATAAAGAGTTAGACTTTGTAACGGGTCTTTCTGGTGTAGTAATGACAGAACCCTCTGGGATAATGTTTTCGATGTTTTTATGTTCTAAAGTTGCTAACACATATCTTAAAGCATCGCAATTACTGACTAATACTGCGTTTGAGCCAATTTTGATGTAGTAATTGTGTGACTCCTCGACTTCTATGTTATATACTCGGTTTATTGAGTATTTACCTACACATTCTAGGGCTGGGCTTGACCCTAGAGTATCTGTTAATTTAGAAATTCCAATAAGTGACTCCCATTGAGATTTGTCAAGATTGTTTAAATGGTTCATAACACTAAGGTTCTCGGCACTTATCAAACCATTATTCGTGTAAAAGGGGTGGTCTGGAGTACAGCGCACAATCGCAGAAGAATTGTAATCTTTAACTTCTATCGTTTCTGCCAATCGGGAACCAGTGAAAGTAATATTTTTTAATCCTTTAGAAGACCACACTTTGTCTTTAACTTTCAGGCTTTCTATATTTTGCCATCCTGTTTCTGTTAAAACCTGTGTGCCAGCCACAAAACAAAGATGGTCTTGTTGAGATTCAGCGACTTCTTCTTTAATAAATCCTTCTTTGGATGTCCGATGATATGCTCCCATATCTTCATAAACCCTTCTGCAAGATTCGGCTATCATTAAGCGTTTTTGATAAAGTAAAGTGTTTACAATACCATTCCCTTCACTAACACGGTTATAACCCCCCATAAGTTTAGGAATCCCTGACTTTCTCATTGTTAAAATTCGACCAGGTTGTGAAGGGTCAGCAAATGAACGGTTCACATTGTGTTCACTCACAAACTGAAGAGCTTTGTCGTTGTGAACTCGTTGTTCAATGGCAGTATTAGGGTTAGGATTTTCCCAGAAATCAATAATAAAGTAAGTGTTACCCATTTTACCCACCACAACTAAAGCAGGATTGACATCTCCCCAGTCAACACCTAAATATACTTGTTCAAAGTAAGTAGGTAAATTCTCATCAGGAATAATATTGTCAGTAGATAAGGAAGAAAAAATTTGACCATCAAAATTTTCCCAAGAAGCCAAACATTCTTGTCTAAATACTTTTTCAGGTAAAGATTCTTTTATACGTTCAATTTCTTCACGAGGAATAAAAGGGTTGTCATAAATTGTACGATGGAAAGCACCCCAATCTTTGTATTTATCCCCATTTTCGTACAAACTGTGAAAAAAAGTTCCATAACCTTTAGGTGTATTATGACTAATAAACCCGTTACTCCAGAAAGAATTTGTGTTAGGTACTGTAAAATCGTAAGTCTGATTTTCAGAGTCACTAATTGATTCTATAGCGTCCCAAAAATAGTCATTAGAATTAAACGGTTCATCGGGGGGGTTTAACTTTTGTACTCCTAGGCTACTTGTTTTTTTGTTATCAGACCCAAAACCAATTAATTGGCAATAAGTATCAAAATGTGAACCAGTTAGTTCTAATTGTGCCATTTCTGGGTCATGTGGCAATAAAAAAACTTTTGCAATTACTCCTAAGTTAGAAAGTAACAATTGAAATTGTTGAGCTAATGTTTTATTACAAGTGAAATGAATAATTTTTGCTACTCTGTTACCTGTAGTACCAATCGAACCAGCAATGTCCATATACCCTTGAATAAAAGAGATAGCCCAAGATTTACGCCCTTGAAACAACCATAATGGTAAGGTTCTTCTTCTCCGACTCACAGTAGACATCCCTATATGCTTTAGTAACTCTACTAAATCGTTATCTACATAAGACCAAACATTTCCTACATCTTGTTTGAACATAGCCCCTAAAATCTTACCACTTTCTAGAAACTCTCTCATTTGTTGAGTAGTAGTTTTTACGCTAATGTAATACTTACCATTTTGTTTTTTGTGGGTTCCTTGAGATAACCATAGACCTAGAAAATAGGCAAAATCTTTGGTCATGCCTTGATTTGGTTGTAGCCAACCTTTTGTTTTAGGAACATATTGTCTTTTGATTTTGAAACCATCTATAGGGTCTTTAGTACCCCAAATGTCCATACCATGTGCTATAGCCACTGTGTCCCCCTCTTTCAGTTCTTCCATTTTTTTCCAGCCATTTTTTGTCCAAATAGGATGGTTTAAAGAAGCTTCTAAAGTGAATCCAAAAGAAGATGTGATGATTTTTGTCTCGGTATATCCATTATTAAAAAAAGAATCTGCTTTATGAAATTCATTATTGAGTCCATAAAGTTCAACATCATTTAGCGGTTGATACTCTTTTGCACAACTATCCTGATTAAATTCAACAATTTCTGTCATGCCTTGTCTAGGTAAGACAAAGGTGTTAGGAGCCACACAACCTGTCAATAAAGCACATGACCCTTTTGTATCAATTAATGCTGGCATAATAACTTCCGACCATGCTATAGGTTTAACGTCTTGCATTTCATCTAATCCTGCGAAATAAATTTTTAACCCCCTACAATTATCCCCATTGTCCTCATTTAAACCCCTTAAAATTATATCTGGTTTGTTTCCTTTAAATGAAATTCGACATTCAGATTTATAAATTCTCTCTATTCCAGGATGCCCCTCTAATAATTTTACTAAAGGATTCCAATGAATTTGTTTGGCTTGTTTTAAAGATGGCATTCCTAATAAAACTACTGGTGGTGATGCTTTATCATACGCCCCTTTATAATTCAGTGCCTTGTCAATAATCATTGTCAACATGAGTCTCGATTTACCGTATCTTCGGGAACTGACTAATACTTTAAATCTTTTAGGGCTAACAAATACTGTTTGTTGACCTGGGTGCAAATATAACTTTAATGTTTTATCTTTTTTTAACATCCAAAACCCTATTCAAAGTTTGTCGAAACTCTCATCAAAAAAATGGGCGAAAATTTCCTTAACTTTAACTTAGTGTCACAGATTTGCTAAAAACCCTTGACAATCTTGTTTAGAAGTGCTATTATCTATTTAACTTGAATTAGCTAAGATTAAATTATGCGGCAATCCATCGACAATGACTTTGTTAATGCACTAACTTCTTACTGGGGGTTCACAAGTACCACCGTCGTATATCCTCCAGAAAAATCACTGGAATACGTTACTCTCGGTTTGATTAGTGAAATCTACGAATTTGCTAACAACTCTTTTGCCTTGCTTATTGGTCATCAAGACGGTGCGCTAGAGGTCGAGGAAAGTGTTTTAGACATAGAACGAACCAAGTTGCTTTTAGAACTAGGTGATATTCTTTACTATGTGACTCGTTTGTGTATTCACCTCGGTTATAGCTCTGTCCAAAGTTTTCTAGTTAATGTTAAATATTATCCAGAGTCGGAAGGTATTAAAAGTCTTGAAGAATCTGATTTTTTCACGACTTATATGGCTCTTAATTTTGCGTCGGGAGAATTAGCTGGGCTTATCAAAAAATATGTTCGTGGTGACTCCAATTATCTAGACTTGGCTATTTTACAGGTTTTTTGTGAATCCTACCTAATCATTATGTTCTTGACAATAGACGAACTAGCCTATGACTTGAATTGTGATTTGAAAACTGTCATGGACTATAATACTGATAAGTTGACAAAACGGAAAAATGCGGGTACTATTCGAGGAGACGGGGATTTACGTTAAGGTTTGTCATTATTAAGCTCAGAGAACTGTTGCCAAAAAAAGTTGGCAACCTTTTTTTTTTGATTAAGCCGCCAAAGCAGTTAATACATGAGGAATTATAGGATGTCTAACACAGGAACCTTTAGGAAACCAAACAATCCCTACATCTGGAGTATCAATTAATCTATGTGCCGCAACATGAAAAAAGCCTCCACAATGAAGACTACTTTGGGATGGGTCGCCAATAATAACAAGTTTTGACCCATGTGATATTCTCGTGACTACACAATTAAAAAGTCTTTGAGTCGCATCTTCTGCTTCATCAAAAATAATAAATGTGTTAGATAATGATGCCCCTTTAAGTTTTCCAATATGTGAAATTTCTAATCTGGTTTTAAACTTTCTAAGCTCATCATGGGAACAAATTTCAGATAAATTAGTCCAAAGAGGAAGTCCTAAAAAATCAATTTTTTCCCTGTATTCACCAGGTAAAGCCCCAATATCTTGTTCATCTGGTTCATTAACAAATGGTCTGACATAAAGAATAGAATCAATAGGAGATTCAGGATTATTTATAGCTAAAATAGCCGCATACATGGCTAATAACGTTTTTCCTGTCCCTGCTTCACCAATTCCTAAAGTGATGGTATTTTCTCGAATGGATTGTAAGAATTTTGCTTGTGAGTGGTTCTTGGGTTTAAGACCTTTTGCAATGTTGACCATTTGGTAGGTTTTAAATAAAGGATTAATCTTGAAATGGGCGAGGAGTGTTTCAGTTCAAAACATCGTCTTCATCATTAGAAGCAAGGTTCGGAGAAGGTAAAAATTGGGGGTAAACATCAACTTCTAAAAAGACTTCTTCTCCCTGTTCTGTCAGAGAATCTACTTTTTCGAGAATCATTCCTAATTGTTTATGTGCTTCTAATGAGGCATTGAGGTTTTTAGCCGTTAAGGTAACAATATCACCTCTGTTAGTGGCTTTTTGTTCTTCATATCCTTCTTTACCCATTGTCATTATCTCGGTTAAAAATTTGACTCTAGAGTGTAACGTTGAAAATTTTAGTTCCCCTAAAAGTATCCCTAATTTTACAGATTCCGCTCCTCCAAATTTATGTTTAAAAAGACGGTCTGGCTCTAATTGTAAAACATCTAAAACAAGTTTTTCGTCTATAGTAATGCAATCAAGATTTTTATTCACTCGTCTGGCTATTTCAGCATCTGAGTATTGAGGATAACAACCCCTATAATAACAAATAGCCTCTTTTATTAACTCAGGAACTTCTTCAGGATTAGTTAATTTAATTAGTTTAGACATTCCATTTTTAGTTAATTAATTTGGCTATTTGTTTTCAAGGATGGGACTTGTATCCCATTAAATCGCTGTCATCAAATCAGAAGTCCAAGATTTTCCTGTGAACTTTTTAGGTACTTTCGTTTTACGACGAGGGAATCCAGCTTTATCCACTAAATTACGTTGCATTTGTTCTTTAGATTCTGCATCACCCCATCCAGCCCCTAAAGCTACAGCATCGGTCAAATCAAGCACTAATCTAGCACGATGTTTATAGTGTCCTGATATGATTTCTAGAACTTCCCAATGGCGCATTTTTAAAAGTTCTAATCTAGAAATACCAAAACTATAAAATATTGGTAGACAATCGATAAGAGTGTTAACATATCTCACTACTCTTGCTCGATTCTCCCATCCAAAGGGACTTCTAAATCTTCCTCAGCACTTTGTGTTTTGATGATTGGTTCGACAGTTTGTTTTGCTTCTAAAAGTTGTTGACAATGATTGTATAATGACATCACTGTTTTACTTCTTTTTCGTTTAAATGTCCCAGCCGGTACTCCTAATAATGCTTCAACCATTCGACGGGCAGGTTTATACATTAAAGCTTCTAATTTAGCTTTTTTTACTGAATCTGAAGCACCTACACTTTTTTCAAGTGTTAGTTCTCCATCTTCATTTTCAACACCGTAAACACTAAGCAAAACATCCATAGCTTCTGCTCTAGCTTGAAAATATTCAATATATTCGGCTTCAGATAAATCTTCAGGGGCTGTGATTTTATATTCTGTTCCATCTAGCATTAAAGTACCTAATGGTTCCCCTTCATCTAAAAATTGGGCAATTATAGAAGTCTTAGGCAAAGTTTCGGGCATAATTAAATCAATTCTTTAAGTGGAAAGTCAATCATATTTTGAGCGAAAACCCCGAAAGACTTTGGAATCTCTAATTTGAACTACTTTGCAAACAATCAAAAATTTATTGTACTACTTAGCCCAAAATCAATAAAACTCAATCATATCAAGGGTTTTAACATTTTAGACTTTAAAAAACACCATTTAAAAATCAATAAAACTCAGTC